TTATTAAGCCTTCCAACATTGCAGAAATGAAAACAAAGTTGCGTTATGTCGAAAAAATGGTCGATACGTTGGCAGTAGATAAATCTTTTGTTAATGAATCGAAGTCTTTTAAATTTGATATTTTGCATTTAAAAAATGTCATTGGCGTAATATACGAATATGTTCAAAACGACATTAAGAATCCCAAAAATAGGTTGGGCTACAATTTAAAAATTAGAAAGTGTTTAGAAAAACTCGAAAATCTTCAGGAGACAAAAATGAAACGAAATCTTTTAGGTGAAGAAAAAGTAACAATCGAATTAGACCTTCCCGGAATTGAATTAGGCGATGCTCTAGAAAATGCAGCGGTTGACCTAGTCCTTGATGAAGAAGGTGATGAAGAAATGGAAGATCTCGAATCAGAGGAGACCCCAGGAGAGGAAGAACCATCTGCTGAAGAATCATCTGATGAAGAGGCTCCTGAAGCAGAAGAGGCTTCAGAGGAAGAGGGACTTCTTGAGATGGATGACGACTCTGTCGTTGAAATCGACGAGAGCATGCTCCGCCGTGAGATTGCATTCATGAAGCTTCTTCGTGAATCTGACGAATCAGTCCAAGACGTTGATGGATCAGCTCCTGGCACTGATGAATTTGATGATTTCGGCGGAGCATCTGAAGAAGGCGAAGCCTTGGAGCTTGAACTTTCTGAGAGCTACATGGACGAAACAGTCACAGACGAAACAGATCCTGAAGGTCCAGGCAAAGCTGGAACACCAGCTGCAGCAGCACATACACCTGAAAAACCAGGTTCTGTTGATGAAGAAGATGAGCTTCTTGAATTAGACATGGACGATGAATCTGATGATGACGGTTATGACCTCGAAGAGATGAACTCTATGGATCAAGCACACGATGTGGCATCACTCGGTGGCCGTGGTGAGGATGATGTTGACCAAAGCGCAAAGCAACTTCGTCAACCTTCCAATGAGTCTATTCGCTCTCAAATGGCCAAGGAGCTCAAACTTCAGGAATCGCTTCGTAAGCGTGCTTCTGAATTGAAGAAGCTCTATGAGTCATATAAGGTTGCAACATCTCGTGCAAAGACTCTCCTCGAGCGCAAGGATGCAACAACAAACAGCAGCAAGCTAAAGGCTGCATATGCAGTGACAGCACAACGTTATAACGGTTCTGTTACTCGCTTTAATAAACTTTCAGAGTCTCTTTCTAAGGGAACTGCAAAAAACAGCACACGTTCAAATAACGTTGCTAAGCCTGATGCTAGCGCAGGTTCAGATACGCTAAGCAAGAAGTTGGCAGAGACGAATCTGCTCAACGCAAAGCTACTCTTCACGAATAAACTTCTTCAAACAGAGTCACTCACTGCTCGCCAAAAGGCACAGGTAATTGAGCAACTCGACGCAGCAGAAACAGTTCGCGAAGCGAAGCTAGTTTACGAGTCATTAGCCAAAGCATTGGTGAAGCCTCGTAGGACTGTGTCTGAAGGCCGCATTCTAGGTTCTTCTTCACAGGCCACCCGAGCGGCCTCAACACAAACAAAGACCCTCAATGAAGGAGTCGAGGCCGAGCGTTGGGCAAGGCTCGCTGGAATCAAGTGAGTCACAACTTTTAACAACTTTTTGATAAACGTATACAGGAGATACAATAATGAAGACTTTTACAATTGAGCAACTTTCACAGGGTATCCGCGAGCGCCACGTCGGCGCAGAGCGTGCCCGCCTCACGGAGAAGTGGTCCCGCACAGGACTTCTTCGTGGTCTCGACGGACAACGCCGCGAGATGATGTCGCAACTTCTCGAAAACCAGGCAGCACAGGTCCTCAAGGAGAGTTCATCTCTCTCAACAGGCGGCGGCAACGTTTCTTCATCCGGACAGATTCAGGGTTTCAGCAACATTGCATTCCCAATTGTCCGCCGCGTGTTCGGTGGCCTCGTCGCCAACGAGCTCGTTTCCATCCAACCAATGAGCCTTCCATCAGGTCTAATCTTCTATCTTGATTACACCTACGGAACCAACGTCGGTCAAGCTGCAGGTCAGTCATCTGAGGCGACCTACTCACGTGGTACCTCTATCTACAATAACCCAACCGGCCGCGGAGTCCAATCCGGATCTCTTGCAACTGGTGGTATGTACGACCTCGTTGGTACAGGTTACTCAAGGGTGACTGGTTCACTTCAGAGCGTCTCTCTCGCTACCGCCGCATCCGCGCTAGGTATCTGGGGCGGCTCTGATGGCCTCGGCGCATTCTACAACGGCATGCTCTCTGGTTCAACGATGTTCTCCGGCAGCAATGCTCGCCTCATGGACTTCGACAGCCAAGTTGAGACAGCCCTTCAGAACAACGATCTCGATGTTTGCTTCCTCTATGTCTCTGCATCTTCACTCACCGGTGCAGATCTCCTCGCAGTCGATCAGGTCGCTGTGTTCAGCGGTCTGACTAACGCATCTGTATGGGGACAGACCTACCAAGGTGGAAGTGGCGTTCTCAACCTTCGCCGCCTCAACAAGCGTGGTAACTGGTCACAATCCGGCTTCACGGTCGATGCACTCAACGGTACTCACGTTCAGATGGTCGTCAAGGCCGCCGATGCAACAGCAATCATCGCGACAACCGGTGCTCGCTTCGCATTCTCCAAGTCTGACTCAGTCGTCGCAGGTGGCGCAGATTCCGCAGGAACAGGATCAACACTCACGATTCCATCCTTCGAGTCCGACTTTGGAACATCCCCATCCCCAGCAATTCCAGAGATTGATATCAAGATTGAGTCTCTTGCGATCACTGCAACAACCCGCAAGCTTCGCGCTCGCTGGTCACCAGAGCTCGCCCAAGACCTCAATGCATACCACTCAATGGATGCAGAGGTGGAACTCACTTCAATCCTCTCCGAGCAAATCGCTCTTGAGATTGATCGCGAGATTCTCAGCGACCTCGTCACACAGGCAAACGGCGCAAACTACTACTGGTCACGCGCACCAGGCAAGTTTGTCAACAAGGTAACAGGCGCACCTGTTGCCCTCGCCTCTTCCCTCTCAATCGGACCAGCCTTCACAGGTACGGTTCGCGAGTGGTACGAGACCCTCGTCGAGACAATCATCGACGTGGCAAACACCATCCACCGCAAGACACTCCGCGGCTCTGCAAACTTCATGGTCTGCGGCCCAGACGTTGCAACAGTCCTCGAGAGCTCTGTCCTCTATAAGCCAAAGTTCTCCATCGACGGTGAAGGTCAAGTCGCTTCTCCATTCACAATCGGTGCAGAGGCAATCGGCTCTCTCAGCAACCGCTTCACAGTCTACAAGGATCCTTACTTCGTTCGTAACAAGATCCTCGTCGGCTACAAGGGCGGCAGCTACCTCGAGACCGGCTACGTCTACGCTCCATACGTTCCACTCATTGTGACACCAACAATCTTCGCACCAGAGGATTTCACACCACGTAAGGGTGTGATGACTCGCTACGGTAAGAAGATGGTTCGCAGCGACTTTTTTGGCACCGTGACTTGCCTCGACATGAATATCATATGATAGTCGGAAACGACCATCTTTGATAGGAAAGGCCTTCGAAAGAGGGCCTTTCTTCTTTTTTGTGTCCGAACCTTTACAAGTCACTTAATACCATGTATATTTAAATCATGATTACGTGTAAAGAGTGTGGTTATGAATGTTCGGCTCAGAATGCTTTAGGATATCACTTACGATCTCACGGTCTGTCATATCCTGACTATGTTGTCAAACATGAATACGATAATGTTTGGCCTCATTGTCACTGCGAAATAAAGCTTCCTTATAAGAAAGGAGGCTTTTCTCGTTTCTGTTCTAAGTCTTGTGCAACAAGCGGAACCAACAATCCGATGTCAGGAAAGACCGGAGATAAATCTCCAATTTATGGATTGAAAAGAACCACTGAACAATTAAAGAATTACTCTGAAGGAGCAAAGAAACGTTGGGAGATTCACGGTGATAAAATTAGAAAAATGATGAAAACTGATGAAAACTGATGAATATAAAGATTTGCAATCAAAAGCTAATAAAAAATCTTATGCAACTTCAGATAGAGCAAAAAGAACTTCAGAATCCGTCAATCGTTTCTGGGCTGAATCACCTTTGGCTCCTGTTCTTCGTGAAGAGGCGTCGCAGAGAGCTATAGCATTATTGGCCGAAAACAAGATTGGACCACATGCTCCATTCAAGCGTGAGACCCTAATTAGCCCATGGACAGGCGAAGAAGAGCATATGCATTCATCATGGGAGTCTATTTTCTTCCAATCATGTATTGCGCGTCAATATGAAGTGACAAAGAATCATGGGATTGTGATTCCGTATAAACATCCTAATGGTACACAGCGTAATTACATGCCAGATTTCTATGCCTGTGAAGATAGAACGTTATATGAGGTGAAAGGTCGGCATGATGAAGTTGATGATGCCAAGTGGTCAGCAGCACGGGAATATTGTGATAGGATAGGATGGGGATTTGTGGTGATGTTATCTCCTGAAATTTGATTTATTACAACCTTAGATTTATCGATACTATATAGTCCATAGAAGGGTGTGATGATATGGACTGCAAGTTGTGTGAATTCAAACATGATGATCTAAAGAAGCTGACCAATCACATCAGATCAGAACATGGATTGTCTTCTGAGGACTACACGGTAAGGGTTTATCATGACGGAATAAAACCTGCCTGTAGAGAGTGTCAAGCTCCTGTCAGGTATGTGTCTTTCTCTTTCAAGACTTTTTGTAAGGATCATTCACATCTTGCAATGAAGGAAGGCGGTTCACGAGGCGGAAAAGCAGAAGCTTGGAACCGCGGCAAGACCAAACAGACAGACAATAGGATCAAACAACAGTCAGAAAAGATGATTGGTACAGGCAACCCTTTTTACGGTCGACACCACACCCAGGATACCCTACAAAAAATTAGTTTAAGCAAACTATTGGTAACCTCAACATTAAATGAAAGATTATCTGCAAGGCAATCTGAGTTCATCATGATAACACCTGTAGATCAATATGTCTCTAGACAAGAGCAATACCTAACATTCCAGTGCACCAAGTGTGGAGAACTACAACCAAAAACCCTTCAAGCCTTCGAAAGAGGCAGTAGGTGTTATCGATGCCATCCGATTGGTAAATCTAATTGGGAATTAGAAGTATTTTCTTATGTCCAGTCGATAACCTCAGACGCCGTATCAGGAGACAAGAAGGTCATTTCTCCTAAAGAGATAGACATCTATGTTCCATCCAAAAAGTTTGGAATCGAGTGTCATGGATTATATTGGCACAGCGATGGAGCCAAGCAGGACGAG